GGTTGGATTGCAGAATCTGGCTCATGGCATCAAGTGCTTCTTGACGCTTGGTCATGTAGCCGGGGCCAGTAGTGACCATAACGTCGTATGTACCAACGCCGGGGTTGTAAATCTTTTCGATCAAACCGCCGGTTTCAGCATCGCGCACTTCGCGGACAGCTTCATCCTGCGACGGGTCCATTTTGACCATGCTGACTTCGCCATCAGCACCAATGATGCGTGCAATGCGCTGTGTGTCGTAGATTTTAGGAATCATATCGACAATCTGGCGTGTGATGTAGCGAATTGCCCGCGCAAGGTTGTCAACGTAGTGATACGTGCCAACATCGCCCTGCTTTTCGCGTGCGACGATAGCTTTTGCAGACCGTTCGTTGCCTTGCTGGCCCAGCGACGCATCATACTGGCCGGTTGTGGCCTTGATGTCCTCTCCAGCGCCCATTTTAGCCTGTATGAGACCTGTTTGGGGTAGAGGTGGCTGTGCGCGCATAGGCAGCGGTAAAACGCCTCCAGCGCCGTCTGTAACGTCTGGGTTGACTTCCAAATACGGCCAGTTGGTCGTGTTGGCAGTCTTCCACTGGTTTTCGTAGCCTTCAAACTGGCCGCCGTAACCGATAAACGGCGCTTTAGGGGCCAATGCAAGCATTTCTGCCTCTTGGCTGGTCCAGTAGTTGTACATACGCTGGGCATCTTTGGCGTTACGCACAAGCCCAGAGATGTATATTTGACCGTCAACTTCCCATTCGTTGCCAATTACGCGCACGACAGGGATATATTTGCCCGACCACTCGCGCTCATCAAGAATGTCATAGCCATTGGTCTTCATCCACATGACTTTTTTACGGTCTACTTTGCGTGTGCGAAGCGGTTTGCCGTACATTTCTTTAAGCTGCTTGTCTTCTGGCGAGTTAGCCTTGGCAGTCTGGTTATTTGGGTACAGATGCAGCGTTTCGGAGTCGTAAACGTTGTAAAAATACTCCGCGATGCGGATCGTATCTTCTTGCAGCCACGACGAAATGCCCTGATCGCCAACGCCTTGGCTATATAATGTGCTGATTGGCGATGCGTCAGGGAACAAACGCTCATATTCTGACTTTAGTATATCTTCAGTAATAAAGCAGTATTCGGCATCTGAGCCGCATGGGTCTTGGATGGTAGGGTCCATGTAGACGCTAAATGCGTTACGGACACGGCCAATCTTAATGTCTTGGTCGAACGTATCGTCGTTGCAATACTCAGTCAGCAGCCGGATGTAACCTTCGCCGTAAGTAACTTGGTTGTCGCAGGCTGTGTCATACGCAACGTCCGCATCTGACATATACTCAATGTGGCGGACCACACCGTTGAATATCTCTGCTACCTGTACGTCAGCGTTGTCATCAGCAGGGATGACCTTACCGTTTGGTCGGTTTTGACGCTGCTCGTTCGTTACCTGACGGACGTGCTGTGGCAGCTTGTTGATTGTCAGGCATGGACGTGCGTTAATAGCCTGTCCTTGCACGCTGCCGCGTGTTGACAACACGTCAGCAGGCCACTGCCACTGGTTGTCAGGGCTGCCGGCCATAAAGCGTAGATCGTCTAGTTCGTCCTCACGGCTGTCTGAATACGCAGCTTGCGTCATCGTAAGACGGCTACGCATGGTAGCCATCTTATCGTGATCGTCGCGCGTTGTCTTAGGCGCGTTCGATCCTACGTTGGCAACTTTACCTGCCGCTTCAATGCCTGTGGGGTCGGCCATAGATTATTTCTTGCCTTTGCTGGCGGCGCGCTTCACGCTGTAGGCGATAGCGACGGCTTGTTTCACAGGTTTACCCGCATTTACTTCTGCTTTGATGTTCTTGCGAAACGCAGCTTTGCTGGGTGACTTACTAAGGGGCATGATTAACGCTTTTTGCCCATTGGAGTTGATTTCATGTTCACCGTTGTGCGGATGATTTGTGGCGCCTTTGGTGTGGCGCGCGGCGTTTGACCGACTGCTTTAGCTACTTTTGCCGCCAAAGACGATTTTGGCGCTACTGGCGGCGCAGGTTGGCCGACTGCTTTAGCTACTTTTGCCGCCAAAGACGATTTTGGCGCTACTGGCGGCGCAGGTTGGCCGACTGCTTTAGCTACTTTTGCCGCCAAAGACGGGGCGCGCCCGCCGGCTGGGTTTGTCGAGCCTTCGCGCGCCGTGATCTTTGCGGCGGCAGCCTTGCGGGCTGGGTCGCGGTTAGCGATAGCCGCGCGTTCGGAGGCGACAGTACCAGTTTTGTACAACTCGCGCGTATATTTATTTGCAGGCATGATTAGGACCCCATCCATGATGTAGAAATTCCTGCGGGAGAATAGCCTCTTGTGCGATGCTTGTCAACGCGTGTCAGACGCGGATCAGTAGATGCTACAGGAAATGCGAACGTGACCGCTATGGCGTCCGCTGCGTCTGGCGAGGCCAGCCCGCGTGACTTCATATCTTTCTTGCTTTCAAGGAACAGCGTACCCCTGCTGTCAGGCTTAGTGCGCGGGCTTATGAGGTCTGTCTTCAGGAACCTGTCTGATGGTATGTGGCCCGTCCTGAGCCAATCCCGCATGGCGCCCCACATCTCTGCGCGCTTGTTACCCCACATCGTCTGGTTCTTAGCTTTGTTGCCGAAGTTTACGCCGCGTATCTTGTACCGCTGCTCCTTCAGCCTGTCCACGACGCCTGCGCCTAGCCCGCCTTCGTCGATGCAGACCAGCGCCGGCTGGAACTGCTCTATGGCGTCGATGACATGGCCTGCCACTTCCATAGTGTCTGCACCGCGGTGTCTCCGCAACTCTAGAATGTCACGCCCCTGCCGTATGGCGATGACCGTAGCGTCAGCCCCGAACCGTGCAGGGTCCACACCTATGACGATGGGCGCTGTAGCGTCTTTAGCCGGTGTGCGCTTCATGGCATCATCGACTAGATTGCTGCCGATGAACTGATCGTCACCTTCACTGGGGAAGTTACCGTACACTTCGACACTGGCTTGGTAGCTGTCTGGCCCGTATTCGTCGATAATGCGCTGGTACAGGTGTTTGTCTGTACCCTCGACATCGCGTGCATCTATGACGCGTGTTGACCAGAACGCCCGCTTGCTGTGGAACGTTTCGTAGAAATAGCCTGTATTGCGCCGCGGGTTGGAGAACGCCAGATGGAAGCGATGTGGAGTATTCTCTGTGAAGAACCCGTCACTCACCGACCAGATGCTGTCAGGTATACCGCTGGCTTCGTCGAATATCAGCATCACACCGTCGAAGTTGTGGACACCCGCGTAGGCGTCAGGGTTCTCTTCTGACCACAGCCGGCCTTCGACTGACCAGTAGCGCGTACCTTTCTTGAGGTCACGCTCGACCAGTTCTGTCAGCCACTTGGCTGGCATGATGCGTGTGGCAGCTATCTCGAACCAGTGACTGTTGAGCGACATCGCCAGCCACTTGGTTATTTCTGCCCATGTTACGGACCGCAACTGCGCTTCGGAGTTTGCCGACACGATGGTAGTACTGCCAATCCTTGATGACAGCATCCAGATGGTTAGCCAGCTTACCAAGGCTGACTTGCCAATACCGCGACCTGACGCAATCGCCAGCCGTGCAGTTGAGAAGTCAACCTTACCGTTGTTCTCTTTGATGTGGTCACGCAAGTCAGCTAGTATCTGACGCTGCCATTTACGCGGGCCGGGGAAGTGTTCCAGCGGCGTGCCTGCTTGGCCCCACGGGAATGTATATAATACGAACGCTAGCGGGTCATCCTTCAGCGTCGGCGACCACAGCCTTGCCATCAACTCCATCTCGTCTTGGGCTGAATATATCGGTGCTTGCATGGTCTGTGGTGTCCTCTAGGCGGGGCAGTTCTGTGTACAGCCCTTCAATGACGCGCGTCTGTGCTTTTTCCAGTGCGCCTGTGATGCTTATCTGTTGGTCGATGTTTACGTCAATCTGCTGCTTGGCTACCCAGCCGTGCTGATGCTTGAGTATCTCCAGCGCAGCCTTGCTGTCACCATCGCGTGCCGCTTCGTACATGGTCTTGGCCGCAACCATCTCGCCGTCGGCACGACCTTTGATCTCTGCCATCTCGACCAGCGGGTCCGCATCCGCCAACACGCGGAATTGCCGCGGGGTCATGCCGGCGGCCATAGCTAGGCTGTCACCCTTTAAACCGTAGCGAGCAGCTTCGTAGATAGACTCTAGCCGCGACTCGGTGGCTTGCACCCGCTCTGGCGTAAATGGCAGTGAGTAGAAAGTCATTGGGCGTACTATAGTGTGTTGCGTTCTCATTTGCAAAAAAAATAAAAATTGTTTGCGACCCTACCCGGCACAGTCACGCGGCCCACCGGCCCTACCCACCCCGTCTAAATATTTACTGTATTAATACACTAACACAGTGCCGCCAGCATTAGGTGTGTTGCTGTGTTACCACAGCGATAAGCGTTCTGCTTATGTTCTAGCTGGCTGGAATTAGGAATGGCCTTTCCCTTTTTGCGTTTGCGCGAATTGGAAAAAACACATTGCTAGCTAGCTAGGTGTGTTAGTGTATTAATACACCAGTTAGGCTATCTAGGCTATGCGATAACAAGTCGCCGGTGAGCCGATTGACGCTAACGTAAAGTTAGAGGGCAAGTTAGGCGATCTAGGCTATATTGTCATCGGGTTTGAAGTCACCGCGAATTGTGAGAAACCATATAGGTTATATTCTATATATCATTTTTCATTTCATCAATGACTATAAAACAAATAGCCTAGATAGCCTAACTAGGTTTCAAACCCGCGCAATCAAGCCATAAAACCTAGGCGGTTTCATCTCACCAGATAGCCTAGCCGGTGACTATTTTTCACCCGGTGCATTTTTTTCTTGCAAGTGCCCTCTTATTCTGCGACGGAAGTCTTGCAACACAATATGAGGCAAAACAAATGCAAAACTACTTTCCTACACTAAACGCCGCTCTTGATAGCGAAAGCTTGATCGATATCTGGCCTATCACGGCTAGCGTGCCATATGGCGCGACTGTTGCGCTGGCTAACGCCGGGCGTTGGATATCGATCTATCGCGACGGTGTTTCGGGATTGTATGAACGCCCGGTTCACTATGCAACGCTAATGGCCGACACCGGCATTATTCATTTATAATACCAACACAACATAGGAGTGAGACAATATGTTAATGCAAACTAAATCCGAATTGGCGCTGGCTTATGATATCAGCGCGCTATCGCTGGATATCCAACTGCAGATTTTAGGCAACGATCATAATCGATCGTTATTCGCCCGGCTTCCCGAAAAGCTTTTAGGGATCGATACAAACGCGAAAACGATCAAAGGCGAGCAATACGGGATCAAGACGGCTATTCTTTATCTAATGCCAGCCGAGCAAGGCGGCACGCAATTGTGCCCTATGGCGAAAACGGCTGGCTGTGAAAAGGCGTGCCTATTCACCGCCGGTCGCGGCGCCATGAATAGCGTTATGTTGTCGCGTTTACGCAAGACGCTATATTTCAATCAATACCGCGATCAATTCATGTTGCAGTTGCAGAACGAATTGATCCGCGAGCGCGCTAAAGCCAAGCGCAAGGGATACAAGCTTATTGTGCGTTTGAACGGTACAAGCGACGTTCGTTGGGAAAACGAACCTATCGGCTATTCGTACGCTAATATTATGCAAGCTTTGCCCGATATCCAGTTTTACGATTATACCAAGATCGCCAACCGTAAAAACGTGCCCGCGAATTATGATCTAACGTTTAGCTATAGCGGCGTGCCCGCGTACGCGCCGTTTGTCGCTAAAGCCGTTGCCAATGGCGCGCGGATCGCCGTCGTCTTTCGCGATCGCGCGATCGTTAACGCTATGCTTGCCAATGGCGATACGTTTCTAGGCCTGCCCGTTGTTGACGGCGATAATACCGATATCCGCCATTTAGATCCGAAAGGCGCCGTCGTTGCGCTTTACGCTAAAGGCAAGGCGCGCCGCGATCAATCCGGCTTTGTTGTAGGATAAGGGGAAAGCATAATGGAAAAGCAAATAACAAGCGATCTATTCCGCGCTTTTGTCGATCTGGATAATGGCGAGCGACTGTTGTGGGAAGGATTAACCTATAATCAAGCGCGGTGGCGCTATCATTGGCTAGGGCGCAACATTATCCGGCCTTTGAACGGTCCGCGCTGGAAAGCATATGGCTATGAGAAAGAGACTTGATCGTTACCGCCATATTAGCCGCGCGATCGTTACCGCGCGGCGTTTATGGCGCTAATGCCAGCAACAGTACAGTACAGTAAAGGACAATATATTATGAACCGTTCAATCGATACGATCGCCCGCGATATTAGCCGCGACTGGACCAAGCCATATTTTGGTGCCGTGCCTTATCTTGACGCGATGCACAGCCTGCAGACGATCCGGGATAAGTACTACTATGATGACGCCGAATCCGTCGTTCGCTATTTTCTGGCTAACGCTACGTCTTGGAAAGGCGAAACCGCGCGCGCGATCAAGAGCGAGCTTAAAACGCTATTGAAAGGCGCCTAAGCCAATGATCGCGCAATTAGCCCACATAGGCACCACCATAGCGTTTTTGTGCGTCCTAGCGGCGTCTGTAAGCGCAATTATCATTACTTTGAGAGGACAATAACTAATGACTAATGACCGTAACTATTACCGTATGCTTGACGATGACGGCCTTATTAATATGGGGCGCGATAGCATGGACGAATTGGCAATTGTGCTGGCGGATAGGCTAGGCGAATTGCAGGATATAGAAGAAAAATTAAAGGCCGTAACAAACGAACGTGATGAATTAGACGCCCGGTGCGATATCTGGAAGCAACAGGCGATAGAAGCAATGGACGATCTAGACGCCCTACGCGGCGCTAAATGACGGCGCTAATCGCTGGCGCCGCTTTATTCCTATTAACACTAATATTGGACGATTAATCATGAACGCATATCATTTTACAATTGCAGTGCTGTTAGCAGCACAAGCCGCAACGCTGGCTATCCTATGGGATACGCACCGGCAATATAACTGGTTCCGCAAAGCATGGATTCGCGACACAAAAGAATTGCTGCACTGGAAGCGCAACGCAGTAATGCGCGATCCTAAGTCTGGCAAATATGTCAAGCGGATTAGAAGCTAATGGATCACGCAGTAAAAAAGCGCGTGCAGCACTTGTGCGGCTATATAACAGATAGAACCGCTGTAATGCAGCATATCAATCGCGAATTTAACATCAACTTGACGTTGCGCGATCTAGACGCTGTGGCGAAGGCTAAAGAGCGACCTACACGCACCAGTTTAGAAGCCATGATGCCTTCGCCGCTGATCGTGACGCACAAGCGCAAAGGATATGACGATCTAGCCGTTGCGCTGTTCAAATATCACGCAGCACGGTCATTTGGTGACGAACAAACCTATTGGATGGAACGACTAAACGACAAACGGGCAAAGCCTGTCATAACATTGGAATTATAAAATGATTATTAACACATATACCAACGAACAAGCCGAAGTGCTGCAACGGGCAGCAGATGCCTTGCGAGAGCATGACAAGCTAAAGGCTGCGCTACGGGCGCAGGAAGCGCACCTGTCAGACGTTAGCCGCGACTATAGCAACGTCTATAAGCTGTGGGGCGTCCGGCCTGAGCATCTGCGCCAAGCCTGTGTTGCACGGGGACTGATAACGTGAGCCGACCTATGTTCTACCCAATGGGCACTATGGCTGTAGGCGATAGCGCCACCATGCCAGCAGACAAGCCCGGTATGGCAAAGCGCACTAGTCGCAACGTTAGCCAGTATGGGCAGCGGCACGATAAACATTTTATTTGTCGGACTAAGGATGGTTTGACCACCATAACAAGGATGAGATGACATGATTAAAGAACGTATTGAAGCACTACGCAAACGCGAACGTGTCTGCTGGGATATGTCCGAGGTGTTTCTACACGCCAAGGACGCACACGGCTTGCATGACATGGGCGTTGAAATCCAAGGCATCCAATGGGCGATCCGCGAATTAGAAGGGCTGTTACGCAAATGACCGACCAAAATGGCTATATGAAACTGACACGCATTCCAGCAGTGCGTTCAGCTAAAGACCCCAACACCTTTACCAATCATTTGACCACCGCAAGCGGCGGGATAGGCGATAGGGTGACAGATGAAACTGCCACGCATTACATGGTGCATCACTTTTGGATTGAGGAAAAGAAATGACTGACAAAATACCAGTCCTGATACACGCCGCGCGGCCTGTATGGCGGGACGATCCTTGGCCGGATGGCGGGTTCATAGATGCAGCCGACATACGCTACCGCATTGACCCCAAGACGGGAGAGCCGCTGCGTATTTATGGCGACCTTGCCGTTTTGCTGAACGATGACGGCTCAACCATAACCGAACATTGGGGTGAAGACGGCAGACTTCACATGACCAGCTATCGAGCAGTGCCCTACCCTAAAGATTGGAAACCAGAATGACCAATAAGACAGAAGCAATGGACAACCTGATTGCACAAGATGCAGACCTGATTGAAATTTGCCCCGACGATTTGGCGCAGCGGCTTTTCATAGAAGCCGATAATTTCAAAGTTGACCGTGAGGTTGGTATGCGCGCTATGCTTTATCGCGCCGCCGACTGCATCGAAGCCCAAGCGGCGGAGATTGAGCGGCTGCGGGTCGAGGCAAAGGCGCAGTTTGATCGTGGCTATTACGATGGCCGCACCCGCGCCGCACTGGAAGCCCGTGGGCTGGAGATAAGGAGTAAGAACGATGCTTGATGATGATGACGCGCTGCCCGACCGATACACCGAGCGGGCCGAAGCTACCTTAGCCTATCGGCTAATGGAATATCTGGAATCCCTTGGCGTGATAAACGCTGATCATGTGGCCTATCTGCGCTGGCCGCCGATAGAATTGATTGAAGATGCCGAAGCAGCGTTAAAGGATGAGTAAAAGAAAAACCCCCGGCGGAGTGAGGACGCCGGGGGTTTAAAAGGGTCAGCAAAGCGACACCAAGAGGGTTAGTAGAGCATTACCAACTATGCCCATATATCATTGCAACCAATTGGTTGTCAATTCCTGCCTATCGTTGGCATATTGCTGCTTGTAGGCAAGTTTTCCGCCATGCGGCGCAAGTCGGACTTGCTGTAGCTTTGGAGCGCGTCAGGTGCGACAAAGATATGCTTCTTAGTGGGGTGTTCAACCGAACCGATCCGCCCCATGTCAGTCCAGCCCGCTTCCTTCAACGCATGAAGCAGCGCAGCTTGCGGAACCTTTAGGCCCGCTGGCATAAACGGCGCAAGGATATCACCAAGACGATGGAACGGCCCACCGATGACACCATCCGCAAACATACCCGACCGATTACGCATCAATTCTACCAGATAGCTTTCCGCTGCGCTCATGCCATGCTCGACCATGTTCAGCTTCCATTCGGTTACAGGTGGTGCAGCAGCAGGGTTGAACGATGACACATCGCGCTGGTGCAACCAAGCGGCGCACTTTTCATAGCCGCCTGTCTTATACCAGCCCCACAGCGCGTCGGCTGCTGGCGTTGTCATGCGCGGCGCGTGCGTCCAGACGCAGAACCACCGACGATCTTGCGTAGGCAGTGTGATAGGCAGCGAATCGTTCGTGTAGGCGATCACCATCAGGCGATTGACCAGATCATAGGGGTGCATACCCTTACGATTAACTGACAACGTTTCAGGTGGCGCAGCGATCAGCGGCTTTAGCTTGTTAGCCATCGCCCGGCGTTCTCTTGCCTCTGGTTCCTTTAACTCGTTCAGGATGACCACTTCAGCTTCCAACGCATAGCCCCACTGACTTTCCAATCCGCCCGCCTCAATGACTGATCTGTTGCGCCAGTTCTTACCGCCCAGCGCCCACAGGAACGGCTGGAATATAGTATCCTTGCCCGCGCCTTCATCACCGCCAATCAGAATGGCATGGTTGATCTTGACGCGCGGGTTCTGTATCTTGAACGCCATAGCGTTAAGGATATGGTCTAAATCCCTGTCATCCGTAATCAGATTGCGACAATGCTCAAGCCAAGGCTCGACATCATGGTCTGCAATCTTGTCGCTGTCAGCTACATCAGGGCGGGCGTTTGTCCACCTGTTGCCGTAGACCAACCCGTCGCGCGTCACTAGCACATCATCACCAGCGGCAAACGTCACGGCTGCAAGGGCTGGCGCGCCGCGATCCTGCCGGCGCTCATCAAAATAAATGGACGCCTGCACGCGCTGGGTTTTCTTGTGGATAGAGCGACAGTCAACGTGACGGAACAGGGCGTTGAAGACGTTACGGGCTATCTCTTGACGTGTGACCATGTCGAAATAGCAGTCATCAGACTGTATGTATGCGAAACGCTCAAACCATTCGCTTTGTTCCAGCCGTCCTGCCTCTTTCTTTTCGACCTCACGCACACGCGCTGCGGCTTCGTCAGGGAAGGCTTCCGTAGGGGAAATCTTGTCCATCATCGACGCCATGCGTTCAGCGATCAGTTCATCACGCAAGCCCGGCGTTGCCTGTGGCCCGCCGTTAGCTGCAATCCAATTAAGAAACGTGCGGCTGTCTAAGTCTTGGCAGTGCCCATGATAGCAGCAGAACGAACGATCTAGCGGCTTGTAGCGCGCTTCGATCATACCATCGCTGTGTTCCAGATGGTTAGGGCAGACGATGGCGCACCAGCCATCGTTGTTGATAGTGCTAAGAACTAAGTTCTTTTCGTTAAGCCATGTCAGGACGTTGTCCATCCCCGTGTCGCGTATCTTTACGGCTTTATAATCCGCTGTGTCGCCTTCTTCTGGCGTCACACCCAAAGCGGTGCAAATCTGGTCTAACGTGTATTCGCGGTCTGGGTGGAACTCGACCAGCCGCGCAGGAAAGTTGCCGCGTCCGCTCTTTAAGTTGATACTGCCGGGGATGCGACAGTTACGGACAGCATTAGTCGCGCCCGGATCAGTGTAGCCAGCGTCTGCAATAGCCTTGACGGCAGCGCAGAAATCGCCTTTGTTTGGTTGTTCGTTGAACGCATAGCCCCACTGGAACGAACCTTCGCTAGTTTCCAGTATCCATGTCGGGTCAAGCGGCGGTGTCTTCGACTTTGTGCCGATGTCATCCAGCATCATAAACAGGACGAACTCGACGTTGCTGGACTTAGCAGCCGGCTTGCCGTCTACAAAGCGGTCAACGACGAACGAGCCGGTGTTAACGTACCATGCCTCATC